AAGTGCAGAACCTGTTTCTGATGTCTTAGAATATATATTGCCATTTTCTATTTTAAAACGTAAAAACGGAATAGCGTGGTAAAATGCCCAATTTGGTAGCATATCCCCTATATAATCGTCTAATAAAGTCTTGTAGGCTTCATTACCTACATTACCTATTGTACCTGCTGTAATTAAATCTTTTAACTTTTGGTTTAAGTCTGTACCTAATTTAGTTTCTACATACAATTTTTGTGCTTGTCTAACGTAAGGTAATAATAAATCTACGTCAACATTTAAGTTTATTGCTGTACTGTCTTTTAGTTTCGCTTCTGATACAAATAATACGTATGCCATTATTTTACATTTTTATATTTAGCAATTAATTCAGGGTTAACAAAGCCGTGGTCTGGCATATCGTGTGGAGCTACTGATACTTCTTTTGCATTTCTGGGTAAACTTACACCCCTGCTTCTTGCTTCAGTTGATGAAATTATTTTATCTGAATTTTTAGGTCTGTTTCCTTCTTGTACTAGTATGATTCTGAACCATTTATGCTTGCATAGTGCACCGCCTTTCCATTTCCAAATTGAGTAAGTGTTAGCTCCACCCTTACCCCAACCTGGATTGACTTGCCTTCTGCCCATAGCAATAATATCTTCTTTACGATATATTTTGTTTGCATTAGTCATTTTTCTACAAAAATCTCTTTCTCCTTTTTTGCTACCTGCATATCTGTATCTTACTCTATAAATATCATCTTTATATTTTTCTTGCTTAGTAGTTTGATCTTGTCCTGATTTTCTGTTAGGGTATGCAGAACCTGTACTTGCAAATTCGTAATAATCAGAATTAAGTTCAGATTCAAAATTAAAATCTTCTGCTTCTTTTTCAGCGTCTTCTTCACTTATTATTACCCAACCTTTAGGCATATCCTCTCCAAATTCTGCTATACAACTTTCTAGTTCTGTTTTTTCTGATAATTCTTTTTTTGCCTTTACTGGTACACAATTAGGTACTTTTCGACCGTTTTTTGTTTTCATTCCTATTGCCTCATAACCAGGCTGACAAGGGTTAGGTGTAATAAATTCTTCTTTACAATTACAATTATTTAAATTAGTGATTTGTTCGTGGTTTTCACAAGGCATAAAATAAGTTTTACCGTCTTGCGTGTGTTCGTGTGAACCCTTACAACCCATTTTTTCCGCTTCTTTTTCTGCCTCTTCTTTTGTTTCAAATAAAGGCAATTCAACACCATCTGTTATCATACTACCAACTTTTGCAAAATCTTCTCGTACTTCTATATCTAAAGGTTCAAGACCTAATTCCTCTCTTATTTCTGATTCTGTCATTACACCTTTTAAATCTTCTGATGTAAATTCTAATGTAATAGGTTTTAATTGTACAAAGTTAACAGGCATATCAATTTGATTAACCTTAAATATTTTTCTTAATACTTTAACAATATGGTCTTGATATGGTTTTACAACAGTATTTAAATAAAAATTACCTGCGGCATTCAATTCGTCTACATTAGAACCTAAACCTGTATCATTTTTAATACCCATAAGCATAGGGCTGGTTACACGATGACCAGTCAAAATATTTTGAACAAGTAGTTCTTGCAATGCTAAATATTGTTTATCTAAGTCTGCTGTATTAAGTGGTGTTACTTCTGGTGACCTATTTCTATCATCTGAAAAGCTCAAAATAAATTTACCTGCATTACTAGCTGATGTAAATTTTTCTTGTAAAGATCGCTCTATTTGTAAACGTTCTTCTTGTGTAGGCACTCCATTATTGAAGGCAAACATATAACTGCCTGAAAAAGAATTGTTGATATTATTTAAATGAAATTCTGCTACTCTTTGGTCTATTAGCGCCCAGTTATTTGCTGCTGTATAATCTGGGGTATGATAAACGTTCATATTAGGGCTGTACAAACCTGAGTATAATATTTGATTTGCTTGTGTTCTGTTAGTCATACTGAAAGCATCTACACGTTGTGGCTTGTGTTTTCTTGTATTACCCCAGTCAGTAGAAATATAGTATGCTTCAACACGACCCATTGCATTAGGTCTCGCTGCCCTTATCTTTTCAACTGGTATGTGATATATTTCTGCGATTTGTGTTCTGTCTTTTGACCATACAATATTAAGTGCAAATGCACCCTGTAGCTTAAAATCAAATGCTATTTTTTTTATGACTTCGTGTAAACTTTCATTATGGTTTGCCCTATCCATAAAGTGTTTCATTTTTATTACCGCTTCTTCGCTTCTATCTTCTTCATCTTCAATTACAAGATTTTCGCCTGAAATCATTTCACTTGTAGCATTAATAATTGCCGCTTGTGTTGAGCTGTTATAATATAAGTCTATAAGAAATTGTGGATATAAATTTGCCCAGTTTTCAGTTCCATAAGTGATCCAGTCACGACCGTGTTGTTCTGCAACTACTGGTGCAATTTCAGTTCCTAAATTTATACTTAAAATATTGTCTTTCATAGTTAGTCTTCTTCATTAAACCAACCGTTTGCAATATCATCTACTATTGCAAAAAGTTCTGTATTATTGTATATAGTTTTACCTTCTAAAAAAGAAGGTGCGTCACCAACAAAAGAAACAATAAATTTTGATTTATCCAAATTATGTCTAGCTGTTTCTGCTGACGTTGTGTATAATAAGCTAAAATCCATATTAGCCAATTCTCTACTTTCTATTATAACGTATTTTCTCATATTATTGTGGTGTTGATGTACTCCAAGTTGGTGTATTAAATATGTCACCTGTCTTACCGTTTCCTGAGCTATCTAAAGCCTTTGCACCTGAACCCTCATTAAATTTCCAATAACCCTTTAAGCCTGTTTGCCCTGTTAGATCTATTACCCTGTTTTTAGCTTCTGATCCATATACTGCTGATGTGGTTACATTTCTTTCAAAGATACCAAATTCGGCAACTAAACCTTTATAGAAATTTGCTCCTGCTGTATTTTGGCCAACATCAAATAAAGACGGTGTTCCTGCAAAAGTTCCTAATGCGGTTGTTTGTGTTGCTTTACTAACACCATCAAGAAATATCTCTAATTTATTTGTGCTTGTTTTCCAAGTTGCTAAAAGATGATGCCAGTCACCGTCACCCTCTAAAGCTGATCCGTCAAACACAACAGTTCTTGTCGTTCCTGCTGCTTTGTATGCAAAACGTATTTCACCTGATGCGTTATGGTAAAATAATTGTATTAAATTATTTGAGTCTGCCTGTATTCTAAAAATAAAACCAGATGCTGACATAGAACTTAATCTTGTCCATACTGAAACACTGCCCTCAGCAGCGTTAAAATCTTCTGCAGCACTATCAAATGTAATATATTCAGTACCTGTTAACTCTATTGTATAAGAGTTTGTAAGCGATATATCGTTACTGCTTAAACTTTTTCCTAATTTAAGTGCTAACATATTTTATGTAGTTACTCCTTCGTGATAACCTATTCCAATTCCAGATGTTAATGTAATTGCGGTAACATTCATAAACAGAGTCGTGCCTGCAGGTAATGTTGTTTGTAGAGCACTTTCACCTGTTGCGTCTGCAACTGTTATTGAAGCAACTACTGATGTAACAGGAAAATATACTGCATAAAAATCTTTACTTGTTTGTGCTGCTGTTGTAAATACAACTGTACTTCCGTTTTTACCTAATTGTTCTGTTAATAATTGTTGTACGTTTTCTATTGCCATTTTTTAATTTTTTATTGTCCGTAATATATATAATTTGATCCTGATGGTTCAGGGTGTTGTGTGTATTGTACTTGTTGCGTTCCTGATTTTTCTGCTACATACATTTTACCTATTGCTACTAACCCTTGTACAATACCGTGTGTGGGTGCAACTGGCAGTACATCTGTTTCAGTTACTGGTGCATTACCTGCACTTATTGCTACTGCACCTGTCCAGCTAACCTCGTACGCTTCATATTTATAATATCCTGCAGGTATTAGTTTAGTAGCACCAGTATATACGTCTTGTGTAGTGTTATAGTCAAATGTCATTTTAGTATATCGTTCACTTATAAAATGTGTTGTTGAATAAACATATTGTACTGAACCATCTAAATCATTTGTAAATTTCATAAGGTGTCTAATCTTGTCAGAACCTACACTTGTGTTGATTCTGTTAGCTTCTGTATTTATATAAACGTTAAATGAAGATTCTGTTACTGCTTGTATCATAACATATAATAGAAATAGTTTGTTTTTATTTGCTTAGTTCCTTTAAAAGAAAAAGGTGGCATAACGCCACCCTAATCAAGAAATATGAAAACACTTCTTTTATGTTGATACTACAAACGGTGTTCCTTTGTTAGTAAATCCAGAATTATCAAATATTGCTGTTGTGTAGTCTTCTAAAAATGCCATCGGTCTTGCCTCCATTCCTGAGAATGTAAGAGTGTAACCGTTTCTATCTCCAAATGCTGCCCCTGTATCTGCTGAACCTGCATTAAGATCTAACCCATTTTCAAATCCTACTGCTAATATTGCATCGTGTCCACTAGCTAATTTTTGATTTAATTCTACTAATATTCTAACCTTCGTTTGTCCAAGTAATTTAATTTGGTTTTGATCCTCTTTAGTTAATTTGTTTAAAAATATATTAACTGTTGGTGTGTAAAATATAGTTCCGTTTTCTGTTGAACCAGTAATTGCATCAGATACAGACGCCACACCTAAAGGCATAACATATTTATAGATACTTTTACTATTCCAGTCAATTTGCGAAATTTCTTGTGGGTTAGAGCCATCATAGCTCCAGTCTGTATTTCCTAAATCTGAGTAAACAGAAAAATACACATTCTTAACACCACCTGCTATCCTATTACATTCAAGACCTCTACCTTTTGTTAATGCTGTACACGCCATAGTTTTTTTTTGTTTTAAAGGTTAAGAGAGCAAGGGTTTTTACACCCCTGCTGTCATTTAAATTTATGATTGTCTTACAATGTCTGCACCTACTCCTGTTTGAACCCCTGCTGAATATCTAGCAACTAATCTCATATTGTCAGAACCATCAAGCTGACCCATATCTAATAATTGAATTCTAGTGTGGTCTGAAACAAGGTCAGTACCAAAGAACATATTTGACTTTTCTGCTGCAATTAGCTGATTGTCTGCCATTCCTGGGCAAACTGCAATTTTGTACCCTTCAAATACAGGCTCATAATCACCATTCATATTGTAAGCATTAACATATCCTAATGTAGATACTGCTGATACATAGAAAGCGTAAGTTTTAGCATTCATATAAATATGCAAATCTTCTTTTCTAAGTATTGGTGAAACATTTGCAGCCATATCTGCCGTCAAAGTTTGTAAATTAGCAATAATATTAGCTGCTGCATAAGCACCTGATGCTGAAGATTGTATAACAGTTGCGTCAACACCTGGTAATAAGTAACCAACTGCAGCACCTAAAAATCCTGTAAATTCTCCTGCTGTACCATTTACACCCTCAAATACTGATGTTTCAACGCCATTTGCAATAATTTCAGCCATATAACTGATTACATAGTCGTCAAAACTTGCAGGTGGTGGTGCTCCTGCTCCTGCTCTCATTTGTGCTGCTTCCCAAGAGTCTAGTAATGTCTTTTTGCAAAGATCAATGTTAACTTGTAGATTTTTTGGTTCTAAAACTTTTTCTGTTAGTGCTAATGTACCTGCGTCTGTAAAGTCACAAGTTGCATCTTTTACCAACCCTGATCCTGCCATTCTTTGAATATTTGACTTATACTTGATATTCTCAATAATAGTTAAATATTGTAATGATGTTGCTTCTTTTAAAGCTGCCGAAATATAAAATCCTGCTGCCTTACCTGCATAATTTGATGTTGTAGTAAACGCCATTTTTAATAATTTTTTTGATTAATATTTATTTAAATTGTATATAAACTTTTCTTGTTTAGAAAGTTTGCTATATTCTTTATTTGTTAATTTAGGTCTTTCAGAGCTAAATTTATTTGTGTTAATTGGTAAATCTGCAGGACTTTCTGATAATTCAGTTTTTAACTTTTCGTTTTCTGCCTTTAGTTTTTCCAATTCTTCTTCTGCTGAAAATTCAACTACCTCAGTAGTTTTAATTGTTTTTGGATTTGCAGATGGTTCTGTAGTTTCTTCTGACATTTCTTCTACTTCGTCATCACCACCCACCTTATCTCTTTTTAAATCTGCAACTGCATCTTCTAGGTTTTTAATTCTTTTTTCCATACCTCTCCAGTCTGCAACATCTGCCTCTTCGTCATAATCTTCTTTTTTATCTTCTTCTGCCATTTCTTCTTTTTCTTCTTTTTCTTCTTCTGCCTCTATTTCTTCTTCTGTTTCTGACTCCATAACCTCAGCTACGATACCTTCCTCTTCTACACGAAAGCTAACCCCTGTATCAAGTTTATAAGTTCCAACTGGTAATAATATTGTTGTGCCATCTTCTGTGAGTACAGAAATGTCAACTCCTGATTCTAATTCTTCTGCTGTAGATACTATAATAGTACCGTCTTCTGTCTTTGCTTGAAAAGCAAGTTGTAATTGATCTTCTTTATTAAGACCAAGTGCTACGAGTATTCTTTCTTTGATGTCCATAGTTATTTTAGTTAAATAGTTTATATATAATATACATTTGTTTTATTTATTTGATTTTTTAAATTCTCTAATAATTTCATTTAGAGCCTCTAAGATCTCAATATCAGTAGGTTCTTTTTCTGACATCTTTTGCATTTTATCTACAAAATAGCCCTCAATGCTTAACCCTTTCAATTCTCCTTCTTTAATCTTTTGCCATAAATCGTCATTAGTGATTTTCATTTTAACAAACCACGTTCCGTTTGGTAGGTCGTAGCCATACATTTTTGACTTATCCATATCACCCTCTTTTA